AATTTGTATATAACGTATTTGCGTTTGTAAGTAGAGTGCTAATTGCATTACCTATTTCTTTATTTGGGTTTAATATTTTGTCAAAGTCTGTAGAGTTTGCCAAAAGAGTTCTATAAAAATCATTAAGAATTTTTATTGTTTTTTCCTTGTTTTGATAAGATTCATTTCCATGACTTATTAAATTTATTAAATTTTTATTTTCATTCAAATAATAACTTATAATACTATGTCCAGATGTATATGCAATATTATCCAGAATATTATCCAATTTGACATTTTCTACTTTATTTTTTAACTCTTTAAATTTATCATATGTATTGAAAAATTGCTTAGCAAGATCATTGTAATCTACTTCAGGCTTGTATAATATCATAAGCTTTTCTTCAGTTATCATATCTTTGCTAGTGAATATAGAAGGTATTCCATTCAAACGAGCTTTTAGAAAGGCAAGATGGTCTAAAGTTACAAATATAAATTTATCGTTAGTACTACCGTTACTTGTACAAAAAATGTTTTGCTCATTTGCTTCTTGTTGTGCTTTTTGTGCTTTTTTTGTTATAAGTACCTGAAGTGCATCACCTGTTCGTTTTATATCAAATAAATCAATGTTATCTAAAAAATTATAACATGTATTTTTATCTTTTATACATTTTGATAAAGGTGCTACTTCTACGGTAGCGTTAGCGGTATTTATAGTGTTTTCAATTGTTTTAGTTATACTAACTGTACTAGAAGATGCATCTTTGTTAAGTTCAAGATTTTGTAATTCAAATACTGATCGTTCTAATGGGTTATCTTTATTTTCTTTTATACCAATACATAAAGTATTTTTTGAAGTACAACTTGTCTTAGTAGCACCATCCCAATCCCCTGCAACATTACATAATATTTTTATTTTAGTAGTTTCATTTATACCTAAATCAGCTAATTTTACACCACATGTATCAACAATAAGATAAATATTATTATATGCATCAGCATTATAAAATAAGTTTATTTGTTCTTGTAGCATAGCATATCTTTTATCTTGGTTTATGCCATATATTCCTGATGCTTTTCTATTTGTATTTTTTTTTTCAGTTGTTCCAAGGTTTAAATATGCAATATTAGCAGAAGAAAATGTTTTTCTGGTACCATTAACGTACTTATTACCAACATAACTATATTCTACTAGTTGGTCATTTGAAATAAATCTTCCAATTTTAACATCTTTTAATAAATTTTCATTCATTTCATAAAATAATACAGTTTTGGGTTCATATGAAGTTATACCAGCAATACGTTTTAAATTTTTTGGTGTATATGTCTTTGGAAAATTCAAGTTGACAAGAGGTGATGATTCATTTTTATTTAATATACCATCCAAATTTCTTTTATCTAACGTATAAAGACTTTTAAGATCTTTGAATGCTTCTTCTTGCAGTTCTTTACTATTATTTAATATTGAAATAACTTCAGCTTTTGATAAAACAGACCTTGCCCCAACAAAATCATGTAATGTATCGGCTCTGGATAAAAGATATAATAGCTGTTTATTTATATTATCACTATCATCACCCATGTTTAATAACTAGTAACAAAAATTAATAATCAAACAAATACAATATTAGCCTTTCTATCATTAGGATGAATAAACTTTATATCAAGAAATTGAAATATGTCTTCTTCTTTTTCAAATCCTGCATTTACAAAATCACCTTCACGAGGTCCCCTTAGGCATTTCAACCCATATTCACTAAGCGAATATCCTTTACTTAATGCAAAGTTTCTCATATTCACATTAAAATCTCCACTGCCAGTAAAGTATAATAAAGCAAAGGGAAATTCATTTTTATGAGTCATCATAAAATCAATACGTCTGAAATACTTGTGTCTCTTGGCTTTACAAACTGCTAAGCACTTCTTACCACCTTGTGCAAATATGTCAACAACATATTTATTATCTTTGAAAATATATATGATCTTCTTAAAATTTTGTTCATGATCTATAGTGTCATCAGGATGAGTAATAAGTACATCAATATCACCACTATCTTTTTCACCTCTTCTAAAGCTACCAGTGAGTTCAACAATATATTTGTCATCTATCTTTTGAATGATATTCTTAATAAATACTTCGTGTTTCTCCATTTCTACTCTTGGAATACGTAAATCGAAATCTTCCCAATATTTGAGTCCCATTCTTTGTTTATCATTTAATAAATCTTGTTTGTTCTTTAATTCTTCAATACTCGTAATACCATGTTCATCGACAAGTTGCTTAGCTTTTGCAGGTCCAATACCATAAATTTTCAAGAGATTATTTATGATTTTAATTTCAGGTCTATTCTCGTACTCTTCTGCTTGTTGTAACTTGCCTGTTTCTAAAATTTCGACAATTTTCTTTTGTATACCATCTCCAATACCATCTATTGATTTGAGATCATTTATAGATGTAATTGATCCATTGATTTCTTTTATTTGTTTGATAACTTTGGCGTATGCTTTTGCTTTATATATTTGCTTATCAGCGAGTTCCTTTTTTCTCATTTTATCTAACGCATATACAATATCAGCTTTACGATCCATATTTTTATAATTTATAAAGATCTTTATATATTGTTACCAATATGTATTGATTACAAAAAATAAAGTTTAAATAATTCAAATTTAATTTATAAAATATTACCTATAAATTAAGTTATTTCATAAGACCTTGTCCAACAGGTGTTAGACCAAGACCTACACCGGCACCTACACCAAAACGTGCAGATGAACCAATTGATGGTGCGAACATATCAAGTAGGGAGAATGTGGCAGCTGCAACTAAGGCAATAGTTAGAATTTCTTCTGGGTTAGATTTCTTGGAGGGAATTAGATAAGCAGCTAAAGCTACCATAGCACCTTCTAAAATATATTTGATAATTCTTACAACAATTTCTTTACCATCAACAGAGAAGTCAGACATTTCTTTATATTTTTAAATTAGAAAAAAAATATGGTTATAATAACAAAAATTATATAAAGAGAACGTATAATATTATTATTTATAATAATGTCAATTGTTAATGAAAACCTTGTATCTGTTAAAGAAATGGATTTTTTGGATCAAGATCCACCTCTAAGGGGTCAGAATTTTGTATGTCTTTCTTTTATTTCTCCCGAAGATGTGATTAAAAGAAAAGATTGCTATTTTTTTGAGGAATTTATGAAGGATATTACTGTTGATATGAATGACTTTTTTGATAAGTTGATGGAAAAATATGAAGAAGATGCAGGTACTTTAAAAACAATTAAAGAGAGATATTCTTATTTATTTAATAAAGATCATATTGTAGATGAGTATAATTTCTTTATTAACAAGAAAGGTTCTTTTCTAGAAGATGACTATTTTAAACAAAACAACTTTCAAACTAGCATTCGTGGATTAAAGGTACGTGGTGTATTTGATACTCTACGAGAAGCTGAAATCCGCTCTCAGGTACTAAAGAAACTTGATGATAAATTCAATGTATATGTTGCACAAGTTGGATGTTGGTGTCCATGGAGTCCTAACCCAGAAGAAATTGATCAACAAGAATATGCAGAGACTCAACTAAATACTATGATGAAACATTATAAAGAAAATCAAGATAAAAAAGATTTATTTTATCAGGAACGTAAGCGTGATTTGCAATTTTCAAAAATCAAGACAAAAATCGAAGAAGATGATGCATGGTTGGTAAACAAAGAAGCAAGCACTTCAGGAATGCAAGACACCACCACTACTGACCCCTCATCTACCACTACTGACCCTTCTACAACCACTACAACCACTACAACCACTACAACCACTACAACCACTACTACTACTGACTCTTCCGAAACCTCTACTGACCCTTCTACAACCACTACCACTACTACTACTGACTCTTCCGAAACCTCTACTGACCCCTCATCTACCTCTACTACTACTGACTCTTCCGAAACCTCTACTGACCCCTCATCTACCTCTACTACTACTGACTCTTCCGAAACCTCTACTGACCCCTCATCTACCTCTACTACTACTGACTCTTCCGAAACCTCTACTACTACTACTGACTCTTCCGAAACCTCTACTACTACTACTGACTCTTCCGAAACCTCTACTACTACTACTACTGACTCTTCCGAAACCTCTACTACTGAATCACCCTTCTTCAACCACTAAAGTACTGATTTATAGATACAAAAATGATATTTATATAAATTTTGTTCATGAATATAAATAAATGAAATCTGTTATCTTTTTCCTTTTTTTTGCGGGTATGATTTTAATAATACATGGTATTTATGATCAAAAATACAAAGAACTTAACGATAATATGCGTGTTGAATATCGTTTTATTCCACGCACATATTATGAAGAACAGCTAGGTAATTCAACAGTATCTTCCAACTTTAAAAACATGTTTAATAAAGAGTCTCCATGGTATGATCGTAACATTTCCGTGGGTGGCCCTCCAGAGATGAAATGAAAGCAAAATAATACTTAAAAATTATAATAAATGTATTTACTGGGACTAATACACTTGATTATTTATAAGTTTTCTTAACATTTATCATTGGGCCTTTCTTTTTCTTAAAATGTGTCATATCAAATAATTCTTCTTCCTCTTCTTCATCATTGTTCATATTATCGTTATGAACCATCCAAAACTCTTTAGATCCCATAGTAAATTTTTCATGTGGCTCTGCCTTGTACCAGAATACTTGATCTTCTAATTTATTACTTTTTACATTATTATCTATAACAAGACATTCATAATTTTCTGTACACTGGTCCATAACAGAACAAAACACATCAAAGTTGGGAAACATACCGGCATAGTTATCGTAAATACGTTTTCTATTAGAAACAACAGGTTCTCTTAATATAAACACATAATCAACATTAGTCCTAAGAGTTGGTGGAATACCTAAAGGATATTGCATTGTAATCATCAACATTATCTTTTGATGACGTCCATTCATAAATATATATTTAATAGATTTATCTTTTTTCCAGCAATCATCATATAAACAATCATCTAGTAATAAAAAAGCCCTGGGGTCAATATTACATTTTCCATAGCATCCTACCTCTTTATTTATACGTTTTGTAATGATTTTTTGTCTCTTCAATACATTTTCTATTAGCTGTGGACTATATTCATCATGTATAAATAAACTAGGAATAACATCACTATAAAACTTATTGGCACTTTCTGTGGGTGAAATAACTGTACCTATAGGTATATCCCTATGGTAATATAATAGATCTTTGACAAGATAACTTTTACCTGTATTTCTTCTACCAATAAATACTATAACCGCATCATCTTTGATACAAGATATATCAAATTTACGCATATGAAGTTGCATTTTATATATGTAAATG